CCCGTGGACGCATCGTAGAGCGCAATCGCCACCACTGAACCCCAGTTTGACGTTGCCTCGGGGAAGGATGCCGCGGAACCGCCAAGGTTTTTCTCCTGAGTGGTCGTGGTGGGAAACACAGTGGTGTTGGAGGTGAGCGCCACGCGGGCGTAACCACCGCCTGACACTTCGGTGCCGCCACCGTCATCCGTTGGAGCGGCCGTCATGGCGGCGGCGTAGTAGGTGGCGGGGAACGAGAAAGCCGCCGAACCGAACGCGAGGTTCAGAATCTTGTTAACAAAGTAGTTGGAAAAGCCAGCCATAGGAGTGGAAGGAAGGAAGTTGGAAAAAGGAAAGGGCGGGAGAAGCGCGGGGCCTCTCCCGCCCTAGAGGTGACATCGAAGGGCGGACCTTACGCGATGTCGGGCAGGCCAAGCCATGGGTAGTGGATGGCGTGGTGGAGGACAGCAACACCGGGCGCGCGGCCGAGGCGGTCCTTGCGGACGGTTTGACCGAACCAGGCCTCAATCCCGACCATCGAGAGGAAGTCCATGTCGCCCTTGTCTTCGGTGCGGCGCAGACGGGATTTACCGTAGGCGCGCAGCACGGCTCCGCGGCCGAGCAGGAGGGAAACGCCGAGCGGTTCACCCTTCGCGTTACACGGATAGATTTCCGCGTTGGAGGGATGGACGTCGGTGTGTTTGCCGGACCAGACACCGGTATCCCAGGTGACGGAACCGAGGGTGGTCACACGGGCACCGGAAGCGGCGGAGCCGAGGCGGTTCACGATGGTGATTTTGTTCCCGTTGTTGCCGGTCGTGTAGGAATACATCCCGAACTTGCCCGGATCGGTCGCCGCATTGAGCGGGTTGCGGATCAGGAGATACTTCGTTTTCGAGGGAGGGCTCAAAGTCACGCCGGAGGCGAACTTGTAGGCGTAGCCTTCGAACTGGCGGAAGTAGAGCTTGGTGGTGATGGCTCCCGAGGTGGCGTTACCGCCGCCTGTGACATCAAACGTGGTGGTGCCGGCCGTGATGGCGGTGCCAAGCAGGGCCTTCGGATTCAGGACGGAACCGATGGCACCTTCATAGTCCATGTCGATGATGCGGCGATCCACGATCTTCACACCGTCGATCATCGGGTAGTCACCCTTGAACAACTCGTTCTGGCCGCCGCGCACGCCGGCATCCCGGAGGATCTGGCGGTAGGTGGCTTCCTGGCGGAGAGCGGTGCCGGCGGGGTGGGAGGTCACCAGGGCGTAACCGAGAACCGGGGAGCCGTTGAAGGTGGCGAGCTTGCCGTAGGAACCGCCGAGGTTGGACATCGCGGAGGCGACGTTCATGATGAAGTTCCAGGACAGGCCGTCGTCCTTGTTGAGCTGGGCTTCCGTTTTGCTCGAAGGATAGAAGTGGTTGTCGGAAGGCGTCCGGTTGACGATTTCCATGTCCATTTCCTCAGTCTTGCGGCGGCCGAGCCAACGTCCCAGTTTGGCGGGGATTTTGGCTTTGAGTTCACCGCGCATTCCGGAGACTTCCTCGAAGCGGCCATTCCACGAAACGGCATGGCGGATCACGTCCACGTTCACGTCGTATTCGGAGAAGACGAGACGTTCGAAGTCAGTGTCCTGTGCGAAGGTTTGGTCTCCAAAGTGGGGTTCATTGGAGAGTTCGGAATCCACACGGATGCGGAGTTTCAGGCCGGCTCCATCCGCAGTGGCGGTGTCGGTGAGGACCATGGAGTTGGCGGATTGTCCTTCGATGACGGAGTAGAAGTCTTCGTTCTTCTCGTAGGAGATGACCTGGTTTTTCCAGATCAGTGGTTCGGAAAGACCGGCGGCACCGCCAGTGGCGGCCGCGGCTCCGTTGTTGACGGTAGAGACTGGGGCGAAGTCGGACATAATGTCGGAGTGGTGTGAGGGTATGGGTGCTCTGGCCCAAACGCGGGCGCAGTGCGGGGTCGGCCGGAATCACCGGACGGGTTCAAGGCTGCATTCGGGGACGTGCGCGCAGATTTCAGCCGTGGCCGAAATGCTTCGCGTTGAACGTCTCCCATTGCTCAGGGGTCCAGTTCTCGGAATCCTGGAGGGCCGCGTCGGGCCCTTGGATGGTGACGGCTCCCCCGATTTGTCCGCCGGCAGCCGGGCTGACTTTTGCGAGGGGGCGTTGTGGAGCAGCAGCTTGGGAAGGAGTGGCGACCGGGGCCGGGGTGTTGACCACGGGAGCGATGTTCAGTTGCGCGGCCGCCATCTGTGCAAGTTTGAGTTGCATGTCGGGACGGTAGAGCGTCGGATCATCGGTGGCCTGCATGGTGGCGTAGATCGCCTGCATGGTGACGTTCAACTGGCTGTTGGGAGCGGCGGCGGCCGGATAGAGGCGGATGGTATCCGCTTCGTATTGGGCAACTTTTGCATCCCACGCCTGAGATTGCGCGACATCGGCCTGGGCCTTGGCGGCTTTGGCTTCCATGCGTTTTTCCATCAACTCAAAGATTTCACCTTGAAGTTGAGCGGCTTTCTCGTGGTCGAAATCCTCTTGGGCTGCTTTCAGTTCCTGTTTCTTCTGATCCCACTCCGTATTCAGGGCTTCCAGGGCGGAAGCCGCGGCGACGGCGGGAGCAACAACGGCGGCTTGCGCCTCCGGTGCGGCGGGAGAAGACCCTTTGACCTTCGACAAAGCTTCCTCCATCGTCATGTCCTGATTGCGGGACATGAGTTTGAGGGCGGCGGCGTCGATTTCGTTCCTTGGGCGGACACGGTGTTGTGGACCGTATTTCTCATCGCCGGGCTCCGTGGCTTCAACCTCAGCGGCAACGCCGGCTTCGGGAGTGGTTTCGGTTGGGGCGGTCGCTTCGGGAACTGCGGGTTCCCCGGACTGGGCGGCTTGCTCCTGCGCCTGGAGGGCGGCAAGTTGTGCTTCCCAGTTGTCGGGGTCCATGAAGTCCTTTTGATCGGGCAGGGACTGATTCCCATCCACCACCTCCGTGGTAGATGCCGGTGCAGGTTGCACGGCGGGGTCCTGGACGGTTTCGGAGGAGATCGTCGATTCAGGAGTATGTGCCGGTGTTTCCATGTGAGGCTCAAATAAGAGCGTGCGGAAATTTGTCAAATTCGACAATGGACGCACGTCCAAACCGGAACTTGCGATTTGGACGGCCCGGCGGACCTGTCGGGATGGCCTTTGACCGCAAATCCATCCTGTCCCCGGCGCCGAACGGGCTTCCCCTACGGGCATTTGACTCACAACGAACCTTTCAGGAACGGGCGAGCACCAACAGCCTGCGGGAAAAAGAGGAAATTCTGGACCGGATGCAGCGGTTCCTGGACGACTATGCGGACACACAGGTGACGGTGGACGGGCAGACCGTCACTGTGCTGGCGCGCCGGGGCCGGACGGCCGGTGAATCCAACGCGGTCGGGACGGTGCCTTGGCAAATGGACAAGATGGCAAACCGCACGGTCCGGATCTACCCGTCGGCCATCTGGGACGGTCTCGGGCATTCCGTCTGGGCAACGTGGGAGGGCGAGGCATCCACGGCGGAGAGTTACTTCGACGTGCCCTTGGAGGCTTCCCCGAAAAAAGGCTTCATTTATCTCGAATGCATCGTCGATGACACGGACGACTATCACGGAATCATCAAATCCGCGAAGATCGACCGCGGCGAGGAGGTCGCGTTCAATCAGCGGTCATCCAACAAAGTGAACATCGCCCTGGCGTCCTACTTCATCACGAACGGCGGGGAGGATTTCGCGCTGGATCCCATCCGGGCTTTCTCGTTCGTGCTCCGCCGGTATGGTCCTCCGGGGTCTATCACCTACGATTGCGAGCCGCTTTGAATTGTTAGTATGAGAAACAACGCAGCATGGCGGGCAAACGTCCGCAAAGCCTACAAGGACCGGACCTCGAACCCGCAGCACCGTGGCGCATGGGGGAATGAGGGCGTGTATGCGCTGTTTTCCAGCTATGCGGGATCGTGGCGGTTTTTCGGACCCTTGGGCGGCGTCTCAATGACCATCGAGGAGACCTACAACGAGACCTATACCCTTTCCTCCACATCGGACCGTCCTGACGCTGATCCGGTGAGCCTTGAGGATTTGTTCGACGGCTCCCTACTTTTCGAATCCACGGTTTCGAGGAAGGACGTCCAATACAAGGACTATCTGATTTCCCCCGAGGTATCGGCCCCGAATGACATCGACACCTGCATCCGGACCCATGGATCGGCCACCCCATACGGGGAAGGGCTTTACGATATGGCCGGGTCATTCCAGATTGATGGCCAGCAGAATGTCGTCGTTTACCAGAAACGCGAAACTAGCGACGGCTACGAGGGAACGGTGACTACGAACGAACGCGCCCGCAAGATAGTCACCTACAGGACAAAGCAGCAGACGCTGGACGGTGTGCTCCAAAACCCCGAGATAAAAGGGCTCCAGACCCGCATCCGGCTCACGCATCCGCAAATGTATCACGGGCCGCCCGTCGCGCAGGCTCCCATCGGAGCGCCCGGCTCCCCGATTTTCCTCGAACCCTTGGAGAAAAACCCGGACGGGGAGACGCTGGACGGCCTCGCGGTGGAGTTTTACTGGACGGATGCCGCTGCCCTTGCGTTGCAGGCCGGCCGGTGGCGGGCAACCATGGAACGCCTTTCCGGCGGCGGCGGGGACAGCTACGATTCGGTGGATGATGACGACTACACGCTCACGACCGTCTATTCCAACACCTTCGTCCGGGGGGGTGAACTGATCCTTTCCACCAAGGGGTAGGCGTCAATACCGGAGCTTTACAGCGGGCCGTGACGGCTTAGCCGTGCGTTTTCATCATGGCCTTCGTATCCGCTACCAAATCTGTCGTTTTCGAATCCACGGCGGAAGTCTTTGAGGACCACCACGCGAATATCCCGCCTCCGTCGGCTGATTCCCCGCAGGTGCTGTTCCGCTCCAGTCTGGTGTTGAGCCGCGAAAAGGAGGATCTGTTGTGCAGCCATGCCCGGCGGTGGTATGAACGGCTGGACGAATCCATGGGCCGGGAGGACACGTCGCTGGCGGGAGTCGATTCCATGGGGGCGTTCTTCACGAACCTGCTTTCGAACGTTTCGCAGCGGGGCGAGCGCCGGTTCTTCGAAAAGCGTCTCCTGTATCAACGCATCGCCGAGAACAACATGGACCACCGGGCGGAGATGTATCCCGATTCCATCTTCGGGAAATCCAATCTCGTGGTCCCGCTGGCACGCCGCATCCAGACCCAACAGGCCGCCCGCGCCATCAATTACTTCTTCGGGACGGATCCGTGGTTCTCCCAATACCCCGTCGGGGGCGATGATGACAAGAAACTCGCGCAGCAGTTGCAGAAACTCACGGAGGCGAAGTTCCAGGACAGCGGAAGCATCGATGCACTCCGCCGCGCCGTGAATCACAGTTTCATCGTTGGGGAGGCGGTCATGAAAGTCACGCAGGTCCACGATCAGGAGTTTTACCGGGAAACGCTCGTATGTGCGGTGGATGGCGCCAAGAATCCGCTGGTGGCCGCCGACGGGGAAGTCATCACGCCGGCCGACACGTTTTCCATGGTGGAGAATCCCGCCATGCCGGGGAGTGGCGAAATGGTTTCCATTCTGGACCGCGACAAGCAAACCCCGGTGGATGACCCGGCGGCGCTCCAGTTCGAGGAAGTCACGATTGACCGGCAGATCACCCACTACCGCGGGCCCCGTGCCTCTCAGGTTCACTGGCGGGATTTTCTGTGTCCCATCAACGCCCCGTCAGTTCAGGAGGCGGAATGCTGCATCCACGTCATCGAGCGCACCCCGTCGCAGATCGTCCAAACCTACGTTCAGGCCACCGCTGGCGCAAAGGAGACACTGGAACAGATCCAGCGGGCCGTGGGGGCCGTGCAGGATGGACTGGGTGGAACGGACATTTCCACGACCGGCGACCGCGGCGCGCGGCCTGAGTTGGGCGAGACGGTGGACCAGCAGGGGCCGGAGAAGGTATCGGAATACGGGGAATTTTACCTTCGGTTCGACGCTGACGGCGATTTGGTCCAGGAGGACATCATGCTCGTCATGAACCTCCGGACCGGTTTCCCCATCTACTACGACTACGTGGCCAACGTGACGGCGAACAAGAAGCGGCCCTTCATCGTCATCCGCCCGAAAGCAGTCCTGAACCGTTGGTATGGACAGGGAGCCATCGAGCAGTTCGAACTTCACCAGGAAACCGTGGATTTGATGGTGAACCGCCGGAACTTCAACCAGTCGGGCAGCGGGCGCGTTGTGTTTTTCAATGCCGCGAATACTCTCGAAGGCGAGGTGGATCCGGACCTGAAATTCAACTGGGGCGGCGTCTATACGCCCAAGCCGGGCGTGAAGATGGAGGACATCATCCGGGTGGAATACATCGAGGACAACAAGTCGCAGAATCTCACGCAGGAAATCGAGTTTTTCCAACAGATGGCTATGAATGAGAGCGGGATAGCAAACACGAACGACGCCAATGTGGCCGGCATGGATAGCACGAAACTGGCGACCGGGATCCGGAACATTGAGAAATCGGGGCAGGAAATCTTTTCGGTGGTGATAGCGGAACTGGACGGTGGTGTTTCGTGGGGAATCACTGGTGTGGTCCAGACCTTCACTGATACGCTCTATGCCAACATGGACGACGAGGAGAACTTCGACTTCTTCGAGGGCGAGTTCATGCTACAGGCTTCGGTGGCCGCCTCGGATGTGAAGAATCTCCGGATGAACGTCCGCACCCTTTTGAGCAAATACCGGGATGAGCAGGTGATTGCCAGTTCTGAGCAGGCAACGATGCTGATCGAAAAGTTTTACTCCATGCCCGGGCCGCTCCAGCAGATTCTTGCGGGTATGTTCAAGGACCAGTTGCGAGCCCTGCAAATTGCTAGGGCTGACGAATACGTTGTCCCTCAAATGGGTCCGCTCCTTGCCCCGCAGGGAATGCCAAATACACAACCCGTCGGGAACCGCCCCAAACAAGCCGAACCCCTCCTCTGATGCCCGCCCCCCAATTCGACAAAGACAAGATCGCCGCCGCCACGATGGGTCTTGAGGCGTGCATGGGCTGGAGGGAATGGTTTGTCCCGATCCAGCGGCACCGCATGGAGGAAATCACGGCGCAGCTTTTAAAGGAGGGGTTGGGGCACGAGGAGACGGAGAAGCTGCGGACGGAGCACCGGGTTATTGGGGAGTTGCTGGAGCACCCGGGGAAGGTTCTGGCATCGCTTCGTAAGTCTGGTGAGCGTCCGGCTGGGCCGGTGAATGGGGCGGTTTAGGATTTTTGCTGTAGCGCATGGTTCCGCGGCGGTCCGGTAAAGTGGTTCTAATCCCATTCCGAGCCATGTATTGCCGGACGGCGGACACAGTGACACCCAGTTGCTCAGCTATCACTTCCGGGAATGTTTCCGCCAAAACTTTCTTTGGAATATCACCCCAGTTGATAAAACTCCGCTGGCCAGACGAATAAGCGGGCTTTTGTTCCGGGGGCGAGTAAACATCAGGAGTGGCGATTTTTCGCCAGTAAGAAACCTGATACTCCCGAACATTGTAACGCGCGCACAGAACCGGAATCTTTTCCCGGAGGTCGATCCCCTCGGGGATTTGGTGGTTGAATGGCCGGCGCTTGTTCTGCTTCCGATTTTCCCATTCCTCCACCGGCTTGGCCTCCACGGGTGTGATGGACTCGAAAGCCGCGAGGTCCTTGGTGGTGATGGGCCGGTGGGGCCCTCCTGCCGGCCAGAGTTCCCGTGTGATGTGGCGGCGGTAGGAGGACCCGGTGTCCAGTTGGGCGAACATGGCGTTCATGTCAGTCGGTGATTAAGGTGTAGGTGAAGCGGCGTTTCCCGGAAGGGCTGCCGTGAATGAAGGGGCCACGATGCCCAAAAGTGCCCTCCCCGAGATATTCGAAAATATCCTTCGTGGTGACGGGGCCTTCGCATTGTCCGGTCCAGACCATGGTGGATCCTGAACTTCCGTCATGGCGCATGTCAAAAATGCGCCCGCCATTCTCGAAGGTATGCCCGCGCTGCCTGGCCGCCTCCCAATCCACTGCATATTTCGCCCAATGGTCCCTCTCTGCTTGTGTTGGCGGGGGCTGCTCAACCTCCGGCTCCTCCCAATGGCATTCCGTGCAGGTGAGTTTGTTGTCCGTGCAGGCGGAGCACGGAGGATTGATGTGGCAGCAACAACCCTCCACCCTTGGGAATTCCAAGGTTCCGTCGCAACCCGGTTCGGGACACGGGCCGCCCTCCTCAATGGGAGGAGTTGCCCACGCGTGGATTTCCTCGCGGACGGCATCGGAGAGTTCGGGCGGGGTATCGCCGTGGGAAGCACCCCAGATGATGGCGTCCTGTGCTTCCTGCGAGAGTTCGGTGAAGGTGGGGGCGCTCATTTATGGGAGTGGGGAGAAGGTCCGGTAGGTGACGCCATCGACTCGGTATGTGTCCTTCAGGATATTTACCCACTTTTTCATCCCCCATTGATAAAATTGGGTGTTGTTTGGAAGACGGGTTTCTTCTTTTAGGAGAAGCCTCCAGTCATCGCCGGATTTAACGAGGTCGTCGCCAATACCATCCGGGTTGTGCCACTCCACGGGCTCCGGCTCCGGCTCCGGCTCCGGCTCCGGCTCCGGCTCCGGCTCCGGCTCCTGGGCCTGCGCGACATAGGCGGACGTGAGATAGACCACCTCCTGCTTGATGCAGACAAGAGGACTGGCCCCCTCCCACGGCAATGTCAGGGCGTAGGCATTCAAGGCGGCCATGGCGGCGCGATTGCCTTTGGTGTAGGGAGTCTGTGCGGCGAATCGGAGCAGACACAGACTGTTTTCGGGGATTTCGTGGTTTTCGGTGTTCATTGGTTTTGTGGTTGGTTGGTGGTGGAAATTCAGGCGCGGACGGGGCAGGGCTTAGATCCGGTAGGTAGGCCAGTCGCAATTCACAATACCGCCGCACTCTTTAGCCCGGTCCATGATCCGAGGTCCGAGTGATTCCTGTGCCTTATCGGCGTCCAGATTGGCAATCAGCACGGTCGGCAGCATTGCTCCGTAGCGGGCGTTAATGACTTCTTCGAGCATTCCGTCCTCGAACTTCGTCTCTGCCCTGGTCTGAACTTCATCAATCACGAGGAACGGCGTGTTGCACCATCCGTCGATAATTTCGTCAGCGGATGGATCATCGTTCGGCACGGATCCAAAAGCCCCGCGCCGGGAGGATGGTCGGCTGAACGTGGATTTCACACAGGAAAACATCCCGTAGGCGGTCAGGAAAAGGCCTGGTTTTTGGCCGTTGAGTTGGCGCTGTGCCGCAAACCACGTTGCCATGACGGTTTTCCCGCGTCCCGTCGGCCCGAGGAGGAGCAGAATCCCGTCAGCCAGCATTCGGGGCAGTAAAACGCGAGCCTTGTCCATTGCTGGGCCTGTGGCGGAATCCAAGGCTTTCACGGATCGGAGGGGGAATCCACCCCGCAGGATAGCTTTCGTGTCTTCGGCCTTCTTGGCCGCTGCAATTTCTTCCGGCGTCCTTTCATCGGGGGCAAACATGCTGTGTTTGGCAGGTTTGACGGCCATGATGCGGGAAACGCGTTCTTCGATGGTTGTTTGGAGAGGATCGTTGTTCATAGGAATTTTGGGGTGATGATTTCAGTTCCGGCGCGTTCTTTGCGTCGAGATTCGAGGTCCGCCTGCGCGGGGGTTTTCTTCCCTTCGCCGGATTTCTTCGGGTTGCGAACATGCTCGTGGGCGCGGTCCACTTCGCCGGCGAAGTTGTTCAGGAGGGTTTTGAGGTCGTGGCGGAGGATGTTCTGGTCGATGTGGGGCGGCCAGTTATCCGAGTAGTAGGTTTCGAGGGCGGTGAGGTCATCCGGGTCGATGGGGGAGATTTTCTTGAATGCGGCAATTTCCTTGTCGGACCATTCGGTGGCCAGTTTGCGGCGGAAGATTTTAGCGAGACGTTTGGCCGGTTCGGTTGTGGGCAATTTCGGATTCGGCTTCGCCTCACGTGCGGAAGATACGGGGGCAG